GAAATCTGTAGTGAACGTCTCTGCGTTCGCGCCATTGAGCGAGATCGCGGAGCCGTAGTCATACCAAGCGATCAGCGGGTCGACAGGGCTGGTCGGCGTGTCGTTCCAGACGAACACGTAGCGGAACGGGCCCAACGTGCCCGTCGCCGACGTGATGGTGATGTCCGACGACGGCACAACCCGTACGGTGCCGGCCGAAGCCGTCTGGTTTACCGAGAGAGTGAGAGCGAGACCCGCGGCCGCCTGGGTATAGCCGTTGCCGGTGGCAAGCTCGGTAAGGTCGCCGCGGATGCTGTTCGTCGCGACCGGCGCCGTATTCGTCAGGCCGATCTTGATCGCGTGCGAAACGAAATTGTGGACGCCTGAGACCAGGTCGGTAACGAACTGGTTGAATTTTGAATAGGACGCCAAGGGACTCTCCTACTTGGTCTGGTAGAACCCTGGCCGCCGCACGTTTGGCTCCTGCGGCCTGTCCTGAGTGTCGAGCGCCCGGTCAAACCCGGGCCGCCTCTTGCCTGGCCGCTGCTTGCCCTCTCGCTTGGCCATTTCCTCGACCAAGCGCGTCTTGGGCTCCGGCTGCGGCCGAGGCTCGTCCATTAGTCTTCCTTGGCGCGACGCCCGCGCCGCTCGACGTGCTGCTCGCCGACGGGAGTCGCCGCAGCCTGGTCAGTGCGGGCTTCAACGGTCCGCCGGTGGCTCTCGGCCTGGGCTTCGTCACCTCCGGCCACGTGGGCCCGGAGACGCTCGTCGCCCTCAATGCCGAACTCGCCGCGCCCGACGCGCCGGCCTTCCTCAGCCGCCTCGATGATCTTGATGGCTTCGTCCTGGCTCAGCTCGACGAAGGCTCGGCCAGAGAGGACAGCGGCCAGCTCACGGACCTGGGTCTGGTTGAACTCGCGCCAGCCTTCCGGCAGCTGCGCGGGCTCGACCGGAGTCGCGTCGCCCGGGTTGGCCGAGTTGATCGACTGGGCGCGCGGCGTAATCTCAGGCCGGTTCTCGTAGAGGCTCGACCGAATGGCCGCCACGCCGCTGCCGGTCGCGCCATGCGGGCCGGGAACGGGCGCCGGCGTGCCGCTGCCAGCCCGCGGGCCGGTGACGTTGGCACCCTCGCCTCCGCTGAACTGCTCGGCCGCGCCGGCCTGCTCGTACTTGAGAGCGACGTCCGGCGGGAAGCCGACAACCTGGCCTTCGCCATAGGGCGTGAGCGGGACCTTCATCACCATCGGCACGAGGCCCGTATTCGGGAGCGCGGCCTGCTGGAGTTCTTCGAGTCTGGAAGCCATTTGGCGGACCTCAGGAGGTGTGGTTCAAGCCGATGATGGAGCGCCCGATTACGGGGCGCCCCAACGAACCGCAGTGGCCTTCACGACGCTGGCCCCGCGCTGCAGGCCAAAGTCGTGCATCATTTCCGCGAGCAGCGCGCTCATGTTCTGTTGGAACAGGTGCACGAGGGTGCCGCTGACATCGATCGTGGCCTGGTTCGACGTGTCGGTCCGCAGGCCCTCTTCTTCGCCGAACAGGACGTCGTCGAAGTTCACGAGGCCAAGGATCGTCTCGTCGGTGCCGGTGCCGGTGTTCTCCGGGATGGTCATCTCGACCAGCACCCGGATGCCGTACCAGGTCGGATTTGCACCCTGCAGTTCGGGATAGGCCCGATCCAGGTTGGCGCCGATCCGGAGGTTCTTCAAATAGAGCAGCGTCCGGTTGGACATGATCCACGCCCACCGCGGAGTCTGCGCGATGTAGCGGGTGGTCATGTACTGGGTCATGCGGCTGGTGAACGCATCCAGCTCTTGGACGGTCGGAGCCTTCACGGCGGCGAAGTAACCGGCGGTCGAGGCCGCGAACGTCCCGATGCCCGACTTGTTGAATAGGCCGGTGGGATTGTCGCCCGAACCCGTGCCGAGGTAGGCGGCGGTGTTCATGGCCTGAGGCAGGATGATGCGCAGCTGGCGCTCGATGTACGCAGCCACGTCGACGAACAGCCAGCGCTGGGCTTCGTTCGTGATCAGCACGATCGCGGCCAGCTTCTTCGACTTCATCGACAGGGTGTCGAAGGTGAAATCAATGACCGGCTTCTTCGCGGCTTCGCCGATGTACGACGCTGAGCCGGCTCCGGTCGCATACTCTTGCCGGTAGGCGCCGCCAATCAGCGGGACGCGAACCGGGTTGCCCTGGAGAAACGACGTCTCCGGATAGAGCAGCTCGAGCAGCTCGCCGCGGGCCGGGTTCGGCATCAAAATGCCACCGGCGCTGTTCGTCAGCGTGTTGACGCTCTTGGTGATGCCGTTCTGGCCGGCCAGCTTCTCGGCGAAGGACGTATAGCCGTTGTCGTCGAGGATCTTGAGCGGGTGCTCGCCGGTGTGCTTGGCCAGGAACTGCGCGCCCATCGTAAGCGCGACCTGCTTGTCCGCCTTCAGGTCTTCGCGGACGCGGGCCTCAGCCTTCTGGGCAGCGACCACAGCCGTCGGAGACGTCGCGGGAGCGGAAGCGGCGCGGGCCGCAGCTTTCTCGGTGCGCTCAGCCGTCGCGATCTGGATCTCGAGCCGGTCGACCTCCTTCAGGAAGTCGTCGACCTCTTTGGCCTGGGCGTCGGTGAATTCCTTCGCCTCGGACGCCTCAACAGCTGCCTGGATTGCCTGGATCTTCTCCAGGATGTCCTTGAGCCGGGCTTTCAATCCATCGGACAGCTTCATCAGCCGATCTCCTCACAGCCGCCGGGCGATTGAAGATTCCGCGCGGGCTAAAACTATGAGGAGATTCGTTACTTGTTCAATCAGACTGCCGCAACCGACTTAAAGCGGCCGAAATGCGCTCTTTCCGCAATTCGTAGGCACCGGGAACCAGCTTCGGCTCCTCGATTGCAGGTTCTTCGCCACCGAAGAAGCGCTTGATCGCCTCTCTCGCGCGAGTCAGAAGCGGGTGTGGCTCTTTGTGCTCGAACTCGACGTCTCGCTGGCTCACGCCATTGCCCTGCACGGTGGCGTCCGCCGCGGCCGTGCCGGTGTCGCCTACATCCGTGCCGACGCGCGTGTTCGCGCCGGTGTTGCCTTGCGTGATCGTAAGGTTGACCGTGATCGGGAACTCGATCTCGACGCCAGAGATCGCTTCAATCTCGCCTTCATCGCTATCCGGTTCAGCACCGGCCGGATCGTCGGGCTGGACCATGGGAAGCGGTTGCTTGAGGCCGTGTGCCTCCGCCGCCGCCGTGATGGCCTCCTCGACGCGGCGCAGCGCCGACTTCTCAATCGGCACCACGGAGTCCAGAGCCATCACCATGACCGCGTTCTTGCCGAAGAAGCGGCGGTACGTGTCGCTCAGCTCCTTCTTGGGCACGAACATGCTGGTGCGAGGGTCACGCGCCCACTCGTCAATCGCCTGCTCAATGAACTCCTTGGCGGGCTGGAACTCGCCCCGAGCCAGCATGTCCTTCGCTATTGCGTCCTGGCATGCCGGGAGCGGCACGAGAGACGCCTCGAAGAGGTCTGAGGCTAGAATATCAAAGCCCCACGGCCACGGGGACGCGCCGTCATTGTGCTCGATCATCTCCATGTCGAGCGGCATAAAGCCAATCGAGACCGTCCGGATAAGGCCATTCTCGACCGCCCATGCGGCCTGGTCGATCTCCGGAATGGGCCCGCCGGATGGCGCGAAATTCAGCGTGCCTTCCGTGTGCTTCGGATCGGACCGGAGCTTCTTCTTCACGTCGCTCCACTGCCCAATCGGCCAATCACGCGAGCTGTGGAAGAGCAGGGCCTGCGGGTTCTTCTCGAAGTCGTCCAGCCGGATGCCCTTCTGGCGCACCACGTCGCCATCGCGATCAATCCGCTCGCTCGACATGACGAATACGGCTGAACGAGCATCAGGATTCCACGAAGCCGGTGCCGCAAAGCCCTTAAAGACAGCTTCTTTGCCCGCGGCTGTTTTGCCGACGTGCGACCGGCGCTTCTCCATGAACTCGTCGAGCGATACCTTGTCGGCCATGGCGATAAATCCTCAATCTCAGGCGTTGCGCTCATCGCGGGCCGCCTGCGCATGAGAGCGCGCGGCAATGGCCTGCTGGATGTACTGCACCACAAGCCGGTCGAAGTCGGTCTGCTCCTCGGCCTGGGCCAGATCTAAGGCCGACTGAAGGGCGTCATCAACCGGCGGGCGCTCCGCCTTCGCGGCTTTGGCCTTGGCCTTCGGCATGGCGATAAATCCTCAGTTACCCGACGATGTATCGTTGTTCCCGGCCGGATTGTCACCACGCGCGAGGCGACCGCGCAACTCATCCCTTAGTTCGGCCACGGCGCGGGTGAGAGCGTCCAATGCTTCGCACTGAGACCGAAGCGTTTCAGCGAGCGCCCGAGTGGCTTCGGCACTGCGTTCGATGCTGTCAGTCAGATCGTCTGGATTCGGTAGTTTCTCGGTCATTGCTCGTTCGCCTGTGCGGGCGGTTTATCCTCGCCGTCCTGCGCGCCTGGGTCGCCGGGACTCGCCTGGTTCGTCACCACGACCTCGTGGTTCTCGTCGATGAGGAAGGTGTTGGCGGCCATCTTGTAGACCTCGCCTTCCGGTGCCGGGTTGTAGCCGAGCAGCTCGCGGGCCTCGTTTTTGGTGATGAGGCCGGAGTCCCATTCCTTCGTGACGCGAGCGCTGGTCTCCTGCGGGCTCGACTGATTGAGCGCAGCCCGGTCGATCTCGACATACAGGTCCATCTGCTCGTCTTCCGAGAGCAGGGCCTCAGACAACCTCTGCTCAATCGGGATGACGCGCGGTAGCAGCGAGTCCTGGACATAGACCCGGTTCGCGGCGTCCATGTTGTCGTACTTCACCGACTCGAAGTGCATCAGCTTATGCGGCGGAATACGGAAGAGCCGGGCCGTCTCCGCAATCTGCTGTGAGAACGCTTCTTTGGCGCCGGCCTCCGCCGCTGTCATCGAGATGGACTTGAACTGCATCCCGCTTTCGAGCACCAGCGGGTAGCCCGGGTCGCGCAGAAGGTTCATGGCCTCGCCGAGCGACTGCTTGAGCCGGTCGTACTGAGCCTGGGATAGCTCCGGCGCCTCCTTGGCCTGTTCAAACACGCCGCGCAGCGCGCCGTCACGCCGGAATACGCGGTCCTGGAAGCGCGTCACAGCCTCGCTGAGGGAAATGACCCGGCTGCCAACGGCAAGCGTCGGCAGGCCCGAGAAGCCATTCAGGAACCGCGTGCGCAGATGGATCATCTCGCCCGGGAAGAAGATGAGCTCTTCCTCGCCGCCGTACTGCGCGGCCTCTGCCAGCATCGTGGCCTGGACCCGGTAGAAGACGCTGCCCTTCAGCGGCCCATCCGTCACCACGTCCATCTTCACCCGCGCCGGCAGGACCGGGATGAGGCTGGTGGTGCGCAGCAACCGGTCTCGGGCCCGGATGATGTACGCGTTGTCCACCAGGGCCAGGTGGTAGACCACCATGGACATGAACTCGAACCACGTCATGAAGTCGTTGGGCCGAGTCCAGAAAAGCTTCGCCAGCAAATGCGCGCGTGGCGCGACCTGCTCAAACCCGCGGCGGCGCGAACCCTGCTGAAGCACGCGGTTGAGCGTCAGAGGCGCGCTCGCGATGTCCTGGGCCAGGACGTCGATGCAGGCGAGCACGGCCGCGAGCCGGATGGCGTCCGAGGACGAGACCGGATTGAAGTCCGTCGGGCCGCCACGGAAGCTGCCGACTGTGACCGCGCCGTTCCACGCAAATGGCCCGTCGCCCGCGTAGGTCCGGGTCGGCTCGTAGGCCCCCAGAATGCCGAGGCTCTTAGTGACGGTCGTTTCGAGTGCCGGAAGCGCCGTTTCCATGAGAGGTCGCACCAAACGATGTTCCGAGGATCCCGCGTTTTGAGTACACGTTCACCAAGGGCTTGTCCCGTTTCGGCTCGTTCACATGGAGTCGGGCCGCATTCCCCATCATCACCGCGTCGAAGCCGTCGATCTTGAGATCGGAGTGCTCATCGACCTTCTTCGGCAGGATGCCGCCCCTGGTCGAGCGCCATGCGCGGACGTTGGCGACGTTCCAGGCCAGGATCGGATGGCCGTTGTGGAGCAGTTGTCGCGCCGGAGCGCGTGCGGCGAGATCGTCGGTCGCCGCCGTGCAGTTGACTTCGTTCTTCCTGAAGATTGCTGCCGGGACACCTTCCGCCAGCAACCGGTTCACCATGTGGTTGGCCTGCATGTCGTCGCAGAGCACCAGTTGTACATCAAGGATCTCCCGCAGCTCGAGCGCGCGCTGAAGGATGAGGTCGAAGTCGACCAGACCGCCCGGCGTAGTGAGGAGGTATCCGGTGTCGGCCCAACCCCGGTATAGGTTGCCAAGTCGCGGGTGCTCGAAGTACGGCGAGAACTCCGGGACGTAATATTCGGCAAAGACGGCGAGTTTGTCGTTCCCATAGGGCACCACGCAGCCCACGCTGGCCATGTCGTTGCGGTTCATAAGGTCGACCCCGAGCCATGCCTTTGAGCCCTTGAAGTCTTCCAAGCGCAGATCCGGGTTCTTGCAGCGCTCCCAGTCGTCCGGCGTGATAATCGCGGCGGCAGACCGGCCCCACAGGTTCAGGCGCGTGCGCAGGAATTCGGCCCGGTCGTTCGGCTTGCGCACCGCCTCCTGCCAATACTCCCAGATCTTCAGCGGGTCGATTGAGACGCCCCACATCGGGTTGGCGATCATCATCAGGCGCTCAAACGCGGCCTGGTCCTTCTCGGCCTTGTGCAGGAGCGCCTTCTCGTCCTTCTCGTCGACCGTGTAGACGGCCACAAAGAACGTGTCGGACTTCACGGTGCCATCGAGCACCTCGAGCGCCTCGGTGCGCACATCCCAGGCCAGACCGTTCGCCACGCGGCCCGCCGTGGTGATCATGAACATGAGCGCGTTAGGCTTGGCGCCGAAGGCCGACCGCAAGACCTCATAGATGGCGCGTTCCTGGGCGTGAAGCTCCTCCATCAGCACCAGCGTCGGATTCCAGCCGTCGTTGTGCGAACCAATCGAGTTCATGCGCATGATCATGCCGCCATTGGCGTTGCATGCGATCCGCGTCTTGTTCACGTCGATGTCATAGCGCTCGCGCAATTCCGCAGCGCGCTCATTGATGACGTGGGTATTCGGATTGGTCTGGCCGCTCTTTGACTTCACGCCGCCCGCCAGCGTCATTGCAGGCAGGTAGACCCGGTCGCCCTGCGCTTCGGTCGCCGCGCCGATCAGCACTTGCGCGCCGGTCCCGCCGTTCACGAGCTCGTAGAGGCACAGGACAGCAGCAAGGGACGACTTGCTCGATTTGCGCGGCACCTCGCATAAGGCGCGACTGGTAAGCCGCTCGCCCGTCCGCTTGCGCCGGAAGCCGTAGATGTGGGTGAAGAGCCAGATCTGCCACGGCTCCAGCACCACGTACGGATTGCCCGTGTTGATCCACTCGCCTTCTTCGGCATGCGGCATCAGCTCGAAGAAGTGGCAGAAGTCGATCACGTGCTCGGGACTGAAGACAAACTGCTCGCGCGGGTTCTTCGCGCGCTCGAGCATGTCCAGGGTGCGCTGGCAGGCCTTACGAATGTGTGAACCCGCTGGCTCGCGGCCCGACACGACGTTCTGGCAGTAGGCGATCCCGATTGCAGGATAATCCACAAACTCGTGGACCTGCGTCTGCCCGTCGATCTCCAGCTCGTACTTGAGCTTAGGCAGCTTCGCGAAGTCGGACCTTCGCAAGTGCCGCCAGACCTCCGCAGGGGCTGAACGCGTTCTTTTTTGGCTCGATGCCGACATTGCCGCCAACTGGTGTGAGGTCGTCTGTGAGCTTCAGCAGCGCTAGAAGCTTCATGATGTTGGTTGTGTTCATAACGCGCACAGGCTGGCCACAGGATGCCCGCTGGTGCTGGATCTCGTACTGGATCGCCAACTGCTCCGCGATCTGCTGCGTCGAATGGGATAGCTTGCCGGCCCTCAGAAGCCGACCGCCCAGCTCGTAGTATTTGCGCAGCCCAAACTCTCCGAACGGAAACTCCGGATCCGGGATGTCCACGAAGCCGGGACCGGCAAACACCTTCTCAGAAAGACGCTGGGTCCGTACCGCCTCGCTCTTGTGTGGGCGGAATGAGCCGTTCGCTTTCTTCTGCTCGTCGCTCGTGGCCTTGTCGATGCCGCGGGGCACAGCCTACTCCTGCCGATTCGGAACGTACGCCAGATGGCCCGGCCTGGTTTCTGGGTGCCCGGTCCACATAACAATAATCTGCACACTCCCGCTCGCAACAGCAAGGCGCTCTAGGTGGCGCTTCAGTGGCTCGCATCCGTTGCAGAGCGGTTGCAGATTAGATGAATTCCACATATCGCCGCCGGCCCGGCGCGGGACGATGTGATCGACGTGCGTGGCCACTTGGTCTCGGCCATGGCGGGCGCACTCACTGCAGAATGGGTTCCGGCGCAGGTACGACTTCGCGAACTTAGACCACTTGGAGTTCAGCTCCGGGTCCCGCCGCTTGGGTGCCTCATAGGAAAGCCGCGGAGGCTGGGAGCCGCCGCGGCCGAAGATGGGATAGCTCACACTAGGCCTCAGGCCGTTGCTGGAACGCGGGAGTGGTCGAAGGGATATGCGTCGTGGAATATCCGAAGCTGCCGCTCCAGATAAGCTCGCAACTGATCCTTCGGTAGCTCGCGGGTAACCACCACGGTGGACCCGAGGGTGTCCTCTCGCGAGAATCCAAGGATGAGCCAGTCAGCGCAATGCTCCCTAGTCATCCGCAAAGCGGCCAACTCAGGCGCTTCAGGGTCAACCTCCCCTATGAATGTGAACCCCAGGACCGGATCCGGTCCCAGGGCTTCAATGACATCGCTGGCCTGTAGCATGATCGCCTCAGATGCTGGCGGGCGTCTCGGGCTCCGCAGGCGTATTCTTGAGCACGTCGGCCGCGAGGCTGTCGACTTGGGACTGCAGCTTCGGCAACTCAGCCTCGACCGCAGATAGGTCGCCAGACGACACCGCTTCCTGCACCTTTTGGAGGAGCGTCTGAAACGCGGTCAGCACCGACTCGTGCACGCTTGTCAGTCGCTCGGTATTCGCGCGGATGGCGTCCGCAATCTCTTGTGCCTTCATGGTGAAGATCTCCTCGATATCAAGCTGGGCCCGGCGTATCTCGCGAAACCGCCCGTCGAGCCGGGCCTGGCCGGCGAGCAGTAAGTCCAGTCGGCTTTCAACCGTGTCGGTCATGGCGATAACATCATGAGCTGCGGCATTCCTGAACTCAGGTGAACCCTCATAGATGGAAGCATACTGCCCTCCTCTGGTCCGGTATTGCCAGATCCCTTCGGCGACTTGCGTCATCGCACCAACTCCAAATGACCCACCGCCGCCAAAGCCGGGACCGGCATCCGGATTACGTCCCGAGCAAAAGCCACCACAGCGCGACCGCCAGGGCGAGCAGCCCGGCAAGAATGGCGCAGAGGGCCGCGCCGGGGTCGGCAAAGCGCGGAGGTCTCATATCCGGCCCAAGATGATAAGCGCGACAACGATCAGCAGGATCACGCCAACGCCGCCAACAGGCCCGTAGCCCCAAGTCCGGCTGTAGCCCCAGGTCGGAAGCGCGCCGATCAGAATCAGGATCAGGACGACCACCAAGATAGTGCTAACCGGCTCCATGGTTCCCCCTTATGCTCGGCGCCGACGCCGGCGCTCTTCCTGAAAGTTGCAAATGGTCGCCTCTGGGCGGGCGGTCATACCTCGGATCAAACCTTGGTAGTACGCCCAGCAGGCTGCGCAGT